GCCGTTCACGCTGTTAAATAGCTGAACGGCTTTTGTTTTGATAAACTTTGAATTGAAAAATGACTGAAAAATTAAATTAAAGCATGGAATATTTTACACAACAACCCAAAATAAATTTATCTCTACTTCTATTAATTAAAAATATTTCTATATCAGGGTTCATTTTTATATCTTTAAAATCATCTAATTCAACGCTAAAAAACCCATTTAATAAATTTGATTTTGCAATAATATAAACGGGGTTTTTCCAACCGTGTTCTTCATTAAATTTTACTAACTTATTAAAAGCGTTCGAACAATATTTTTCATTTTCAATTTGATTTTTCATTGTTTTTTTTTTAGGTTTAAAAAATTACTTTACTCCATTGCTCCGCCATTGCGTTTGCGATTCCTTCAAAGGTTTTGCTTCTTGCTTTCCGGCGTTCTTCTTTAGGTAGTTTCAAGGTTTCAAAATGCAACTTACTATCAGTTCGACCGGATTTGTGAAAAATAATATCTGGCGGTACTATATTTGTCGGTTTCAAATTTGGAAGTTTTTCAAGCCATAAACATGTTGATTTTCTTTCTGCATCTCCAAATTGATAAGGTTGTATAATTTGATTTGGTTTTCTATACAAACGGCTCATTATTCCGATAGGGTTTTCGATTGCTTTGTATTTTATTTTTGTCTCAACTATTTTAAGAAAAAATTCGACTGCTTTTTTTCTATCTTCATGTATTGTAGGAAACCTTTCGGCATATTCCGGCTTATAATATTTATTAGCTGCAACAGTTAGACGCGTGCATTCGGGATGAAAAATTCCTACCTCTGGTTTAATTAATTTAATTGCTTCGAAAACATCAATTTGTAAGTGCCATTCTGGATGACCACCACTTGCCGGCAATAAATCACATGAATATGCTTCAAAACCTAATTTTCTAAATGCCTTACATACCGTTTGACTTTCTTCGCATCCTATTAATATTTTCATTGTTTTTTGTTTTTAAGATTATTGTTTTTCTAAATTTTAAGTTTGACCTCCCTTACCCCGGCTCGCTCGCAAGCTTCGAGATAAGCAGGGAAAAAACTTGACCAATTAAATTTATCAAAAGTTCTGAAGTAAGAAAACCAATCATTTTCTTTTAGTCTATCTTTTGAAATTATAATTCCTTCTTTTGTTTCTTCAAGGTTTCCGGCTTCATCTACCAACCACGCCCCGGATTTAAACGGCTTGTGCATGATAAATAATTTTATACGTTTCTTGATAGTGTTTTTTATAATTTGCCATCACCGCAACGGGTAAACCGTCCGCTATTGGTTTACGCATCGGAATAATTCGGATAAATTCCATATCTATTACTCGGTCGGCTGTTTTCATTTGATAATCTACATAAGCCGACAAATTAGCATCTACCACGTTAATACACCGCTCAAATTCAAGTTTTTTATTGAGCCAAGAAATTTCGTAGGCAATATCTTGTTTAAAATAGTCAATACCTTTTGCCCGGAGGGTATCAGAACAACCCCATAAATGACCCGTTATTTTTCGGCTTTCAAATTCTATCGGTTTTATATTTTCAAACTCGAAAACTTCCCCGTTTACGGTTTCGGTTTTTTTAGTTACAATTACATCTTTGCCGTCTTTCTTTACTATGGTTTCACCCTTTAAAAGTGCTTTTTTACCGTCCTTTGTTACGTATTTCGTTATGTAAGCCGTTACGCTTGAAATATTATTGATAGACTTAATTTCTGTACTAGGAGGGTTTTTATAATTTTCTTTCTTTGCTGTTGTGTATGCGTTTAATAATACCTTTTCAGCAATTTTAACCAATTCGCCACGACTAACTTTTTTCTTCGTGGCTTTCCATTTTAGCAAAAGTTTTTTTAGTTCTTCGAGCGTGTCCGGCTTTACGTGTCCGGTCTTGTAGGCTTGTTTACAAATTTTTTCAAGGCTTGAAACTTTCGTTTCTATTTCTTCACGCGTTGAAGTGTAACCGTAGCGAAATTTGAATTTTTTCATTTGAGCGTATCTATCTACATACCCCAAACGGTTTGCGGTTTTATTCCATTTTCTACGTATTTCGCCAAAAGGAACGTATTTATCTATTAAAATATGAAAGTGTATATTACCATTTAATTGCGATTCAGCACGCCAAAAATAGGCTGTTACGGCAAAAGTTTTGCGTAAATATTCTATAAAAGGGTCGAGACATTCATTTTTAATTTTTTGGTCTGTGTGTATTTGCTTGCTCGGTAGTGTAAGCGTTACGAAAGTAGGATAAACTATACTTGAATCAACTTTTAAAGGGTTTTTCAAGCCGTTTGTGTATTTGAGCGACAAAAGCCAATTATCTAACCGCTTTTTGATGGTTCGCTTTGTGGCATCGCTCAAATAGCCGTTATATTGCCCGTCCTTATCATTTTCTTGAATTAAATTTTCTTTTGCGTTTGTATTATGAAGCTGACCGGAGAGATACGACCTTCGTATTTGTAGGCAATGTGGTTTTAAAGTTGCGATGTGTGCAAACTCGTAAGTTCTTAAATTTTCCATATTGACGTAAATTATTGATATTGTGATAGTTAGGCACTAAAAAGGGAAGAACCGACGTAAGGATAAACGAATATTAGTAACTTCGTTACGCCGGTTCTATTTTAACCCGTTCGGGTATTTGTTCGGGTATTGTTTTAACGTTCGGCACGGGCTTTGTTTTCGGGGTTTCGTCGCATACTATACAAGGAAAACCCCGTAATTTTTTACATTGATGACCGCATAGTAAAGTCATAATCTTGATTGTAAATTAATTTCCATCATTTTGATACCTAAATAATTACGGGCTGAATTAATAGCCATTGAGGGAACTTTGTCTTTTACAGACATGTGAAAAAGTAATTGCTCAAAAGTTTCTTTGAGCAACATGTTTTCTTTTTGCAGTTGCGGAAATTGTTCCGCCATTTGGACTATTGCCGTACCGGCTTTTTTGTCTCTTTCGTTTTCTGTTTGCACCCTTTCTAAGCCGTACCGGGTGAGGGCTTCCAAGGTTTTTTTGTTTATTTCCATGCTGTTGTAATTTTATACATTGTTGATTGAATAATATTTTCAACGGTTTCAACCTTTTTTAAAAGGGTTTGAATCTCGTTTATTTTAGCAATGTTTTGTTCGTTTTGTTCTGTTAGATTTTCGGCAATTTCTAAGGCTTTGAACATATCCAAAACTATGTTTTTTTGTTCATTTACTGACAAATAAGAACCGTTATTTAACTTATCAAGGTAATTGAACAAATACATTTTTGAAGCAACCGAAAAGGCTAAAAAATCACTTTTACGGTTGTTTTCCATAGAAAAAAGCGTTTATTTCTTGTTTATAGAACCGATTACAAAACAGATATAAGAACACCAAGCCCGATAATAAGGCAAGCAAAAACAAGCAACCCAAAAGGCTAAAAATAAAGATTATAAAAATGATTCTCATAGTTCGGCAACGGTTAAAATGAAATCTTTACCCCCAGCCGTAAACATCTCTTGTTTTACAATTTTGCGTTCTGAAACCGAGAGAGGGAACGACATACCAAAAACCAAATGAGCCGAATGGAAAAACGCAATCGGTACTTTTGTAATATTTACTTTGCTGTGTACGTCTCGGAATGTTCTCCCCAAATTTGTAGAATCACCGCCTAATTTTTCAATCCGTGTTTTGGCTACATCAATGAATTTTTGTTTTGTTAGCTTGTCAGCTTTGTAGTAAGCTTCGCCGATTAGGTTAAAAGGTCGTTTGTTTTGACCAAAAAAAGTTTTGTTTTCTGTAACAATAGTTTGCATTTTATTCGTTTATTTGTTGTCATTAATCAATTATATGACAAAAGTAAAACTTTAGTTCACAATAAAAAATTTTTTATTACAATTTTAATATTTAATTCCATGGACTACGAAAAACTAAAAATCAAAATCAAAATTTTACTTGCAGAAAAAGGTACTAGCGAATCTAAAATGTGTGAAGAAATAGGAGTAACACGCGAAGGATATTCAAAAAGTTTTAGAGTAAAATCTATAAATGTTAATACTCTTCAAAGTGTAGCTAATTATTTAGGTGTTCCTTTGTGGCATTTATTAGGAGACACAAAAACTAATATTTCAACCGAAAACGAAGATTATAAAACAAAATATTTTCAAGCGGTTGAGTTTATCGCTCAAAAATTGGGGAGTATGCCAAATTTTAAGTTTGTTAGTAATGTAGCTATATGTTTCAGACTTTTTTTTGTGGTTTACTAACATATTTACTAACATAGTGCAAGGTATTTCTTTGTAATTAGCTTAATATTAGTATTTTAAGGGGTTTATTTGTTCCACGGCTCCGGGTACTTATAAAAGCTAATTACAAAAAACACCTTATTTTCAAGGTGTTTTTTTATGTTTTTCTATTAAATAACTCTTTTTTTTATCTCACTCACACTATTGGCACTAACATTGTTTTAAGAGCTTTATTTACAATTTTTAAATAAATTTAATGGAAACAATTTTAAATACTATGAAATGGATTTATGCTTTTATATCCGCAAAAATGATGGTACCAACAAACAGGGGCAAACGGCTATTTATTGCACTATAACGGTGAACGGGGTTTCCTCTGTTCCTTTCTCCACCGGTATAAAAGTAATTTCAACGAACTGGCTACCAAAGAAGAAAACAACAAACGACGAATTTAGCGACAATGTAAGGAGGGAACTAAATTTGATAGAAAACTTACTTAGAAAAATAAAAATCGATTTACAGGAAAATACAAACGGCTTAACAGCAAACGCCATAAAAGAAAGGTTTAAAGCGATACGAAGCTCCGCCACGGCTAAAAAGCCCAAATTAAAAGAACAGGTTTTGTTTTTAGATATTGCGAAAGTTTACATTCAAACAAAAATAAAAAAGGGGGCATCAATTCGAACCCAAAAAAATAATAATACCTATTTACATAACATTGAAAAATATTTAATTAAAAGCAAAATAAAGAACCTACCACCGCAAAAAATTGATTTTGAATTTATTGAAGAATTCAGCCTTTATTTTCAGCATGGTTTAGGAAATTCTCAAAATTATAATAATTGTCATATAGGCTTTATTACTTCCGTTTTAGATTTATGCGTTTTAAAAAAGCTTATAAAATATAATCCGCTTGTAAGTTTGAAATTAAAATATAATGATAAATTAGATAATAAAGGCTTATCAATTTCTGAACTTTTAGCACTTGAAAACGCAAAAGAATTAACAACCGACGAACAAAAAGCGATTGATATATTTTTATTTCTTTGCGGTTCCGGGTGTGATTATTGCGATTTTTTGAATCTTACAAATGAAAGTATTTTGAAGAAAGGAAATATTTTAATGCTCAACCACAAGAGACAAAAAACAGTTACTTACTTAAATGATAATTCGAGAACTGCCAAGCCTATTTTAAAAGAAAGTGCAATCAACATTTTAGAAAAATACGGAACTTTGGAACAAATCCCACGTTTTAAGCACTTACAGGACGTGAATTTTTTAATTCAAAGTGTAGCTAAGAAATTAGGAATAAAAACCCACCTAACCACCAAACGAGGGCGAAAAACGTTTACAAATATATCTATTAATCGAGAAATGCACACCGACGAACAAACAGCCTATCAATTAGGGCATAGTTCGACCAAACAGTTAAAACATTATCGAAGTTATGATGATGAAATTTTAAGTAATTTATTGAAGTAAAAACAAAAAAAATCGCCCGAATAGTGGAGCGATTTTTTTAATATCTTTTATCTACGTCAATAGATTTAACCAAATATACAAATTATTTTAATTCGGAAATCCAGCCGGCTAACTTTCTGAAACCTTGGTTTAATGTAAGTTGTTTTTTCTTCTTTTTTAATTTTGAGGGCTTAATATTTAATTTCTTCAATATATCTCTAGCTATCTTTTTTTGTTTTGGAACCGATTGCGAAAATATGTCATTTTTGCAAGTCGTTGTTATCAGCAATTTACCAAAATAGCGTTCTGGGTCTTGCTCAAAGTCTGTCATTTCTTCGATAATTTCAGCCGTTGAAAGTTCTTTTTTTAGAGACTTTAATAAGCAACTTTCATCTTCATTTTTGAAAGAATCTTTATTTTTTACAACTTTTGTTTTTTGTTCCTTTGCCCGGCTTGAAAAATAGGCGTTTAAATCTTTCCGGGTTGGGTAGTCAAGTGTAAAATCAATAATTCTTTCTATTACGTCGCTTTCTTCAAGGTTTTCAAATTGCGGTTCTCTTATTATTTCCGTTGCCAATTTATCAATTGCAATTCCACGTTCTGACAAATACAAAGATTTAATTGAACGCGTTAAACGGTTTTTGTCTCCAAAACGTAACCAACTTTTTTCAGTAATATTTTTACCCTTGTTTAATTTGTCCGCTATTTCGTCGGTTATTGTTTCAATTAGAATTTTCATTTCTTTTAATTGTTAAAATTGCTAATAATGCGATTGACCCATAAAGTAGAAAATTCCTTTTTTTTGGGCTTTCTGTTGTCGGGTTAATTACTCCGTTTACATTTATCCCAACGCTTGCGGTTCCGCTTGCGGTTCCGCTTGTTGTGGCTGTTGTTATGGCAATATAAAAAGGGTTTAATATTGTTGAACCTTCAAAATATTGACTATTACCCAAATAAATTACATTAGGGTTTTGACGTATATAATTATAAAAATATATTACTCCGTCTTGTAAGGTAATTCTTAAAGGGTTAATGCCGTAGTCTGTTATGGTGTCAGTTGCTGTTGATGTAAAACTTTGTTCCAAACCGGGCGAAACAAACCAAGCATTACAATCTAAATGGTAATATCCATTATTATCATAATTTTCAACGTCGAAAATTATTTCCCCTTTTTCACCGGCTTCAACTTTATTATAACAAGCGTATCCATTTATATCTTTTGCTGTTCCCCAAATTGTTGATGTGTTTTTTGAATCTCCTCTAAATATTAATTGATTGATTGGAACTTGATTTTCTGATAAATTATAAATAACAAAACAATATCTACCAATAGGCAAATCCATTGCCGAACCTAAAGGATGATTATTTGCACCATGAACGCCACCATTAGCAGAAAAGCGAACCGTTAATAATTCCGTTTTTTGTCCGTTTGTTACTCTCCAAAGCTGTATTAATGTACGCATACGCCAAGGCATATTTGTATTAGTTCCGGGAGTATTACCCCACATTATCGAACCGGTTGGTACATGTATATTCATTTTTTTATGTGTTTAAGTTCATTTTCAATTATTGAAATGCGTATTTCATGATTATCAGTTTTATCAATTACTTTTTCAATTCGTTTTAAAAACTGATTGCCCAAAAATCCTAAAGTAAGTGCAACCGGAACCGTACCCAATAAAGAATTAATAATTGTTTCCATTATTTTAAAAATAAAAAATAAATACCAGCCACCGAACCAACACGCCAGCACCAATTTTCTAAACGGCTTTTGATTAGTTTTTTACGGTTTGCTTTTAAATCAGTTTCTAAATTTTTATTAATTGATTGTATTTTCAAATTATAGGTCAAATAACTTTCTAAACTTATACTTTGCCGTATTGATATATTTTTTTGAGCCTTGTTGATTGCTTCCAAACCTTTTATTTTTTTTTCTTGATAGTATGATTTTTGTTTTACTAAATCATAATCTTTTAACTCTTTAACTATATAAGGGAGCCAAATTTGTATGCTATCTTTTCGGGTTTTTGTCGTATCTGTTTGAGAGAAACTTGTAAAGCTCGTCAGCATCAGTATTAAAAACACCCAATTCGACCCGTAAAGAATCAATTTCTTTGATTTTTTCATCAATGATTGAATCTTTTGTTTGTAGTATTTCAATATTTGAATTTTCATTGTTTATTTTTTCAATATTTTTTCCATTAATATTCTTACTATTTTTTTCAGTTGATTGGCAACAAGACCGAACCAACGAAAAACAACAAATGAAAAATATAATAACAATAATAAAAGCAATGCAAATACCTCTATTCCAATATTCATTTTTCATTTTGTTTATATTTTGTCTACATGATTAGCAATTATGTACGCCATTTCCACCGGTCTTTTTTTCCTCCAAACACCATCATTTTTATCTGCATCACGATACACATTTTTAGCCGTTGAAGTATTTCCACCGATAGAATAAAAATAATCGTCGTGCCATTCGTCTAAAATTTCAATATGTCCAATTGTGCCTGATCTAAAAACATATCCTATCAAATCGCCCGGCTGTGGTTTTTGCTTAATTACTGAATATTGAAAGTTTCTCCGCCACACGATACGTTTTGAATCTTGGAACCAATCCCGGGCACGGGGTGAATAATTGGGAGTATTAACACCGCAAATTTTAAAGATATAAGCAATAAAATAAGCACACCAAGGGTCGTTATACCCTTTTACAGTTTTGTTTAGGACTACGCTTCTGTAAATGTCTATTTTATGACCTTTGTTGTTTACTCCGTTTTCGGTTGTTCCTATTTCTAAGGTTGCTGTTTTTAATATGCATTCTCTTTTATTTTCTTGTGCTTTTGCCGAAAATACCAAACCGACCAACAAACACAAAGCCAAAACTATTTGAGAAAGGAATTTTAATTTTGCTTCCGCCGGGGCTTCCATAAATACCGATTTTAAAGAAATAGTATTCACTTTTTCATTTATGAGCGTCGCCAATATTGGAAAAAACTGATATAAGCAAAAAACTATAAAACCTATTCCTAACGATAAATTAACAATTTTACTGACCGGTTGCGTTATATAAGCTATTGAATCGGTTGTAATTTGAGACTCAAAACCACCCAAAGACGATTGCAAAAGCACTACAAAAAGGTAACAAAGAAACCCCACTATCGCAGAATTTTTTATCCAACTCCAGATTGTTTTTTTGTGTGTTTCTTCATCGTCTTGATGACGTTCGGCAAATTGCGAATTGTATGGATTTATGGCTTTTTTATCAATTATGTTTTTTAGTTCTAAGGCTTCAATCTTATATTTTTTGCTTATTTGGTCGAAACTAAGACCATCAAAGAAAAGCCCGTTGAGAATCTCTTTTTGTTGCCATATTTCAAGCTTATCAAATGTTTGCATACTATTTAATATTTATAAAAAAAGCCGTGTTTCGACGGCTTTTTTTTAGTTATATGATTTTACTTTTTACGCCTTTGGTGTTTCAAGCGTTAAAATTCTAGCTTCTAACGAACCGATTTTTGTATTTAGTTCTTTTACTGCATTAATTAGTAAAAGCGATAAATTAGATAAATCGACCGATAAAAAACCGTTTTCGTCGGCTGTTACCATCTCCGGGCAAACGGTTTGCAAATCTTGTGCTATTACTCCGTATTGCTGTTTGTCTGTGATGATTGCCGGATAATTTTCCGTAGGTGTGCCGGCTACTGCATTGTATTTGAATCTTTTCGGTTGAATCGCTAAAACCTTTTCAAGACCCGAAGCAAAAGAAAGTATTTCTTTTTTTAATCGAGAATCAGAAAGAGCAGCAAACGAACCGCCACCAATTTTACTAACTGTTCCGTCGGTTAAACATCTTATTATTTGTGTGCCTACCCCGGTAGTTGGAAAATATTCCAAATTCAAAATATTATTCATATTTATCCACCTATAAAAGCTGTTGTTTGTGCCTTTTAATGATAAAAATGAATAGTCATTAGTTCCATCTAGTCTTCCTTTTATTTGGAGGCTACCATATCCCACTTCTAACTGTGGAAAATCGCCTGTATCTCCTTTATCTCCTTTTGAGCCTTTTATTACTGCTTTAATATCCGCAACCGTTGCGGGCAATTCTGCATCTGTTAGAAATGTATTTTCCATATTTTTATATATTTTTTTTTTGTTAAAAATTTTTCTTAAAAAGATAGTAAGTAGGGGCAAAGCCCCGTTTTACTACTTTGTTCACCTCATTACTACGAATTTTTTTTCTTGATTACTAAGCCTAAACCAAGTAAACCAATTATATAAGCAAAAGCCATTTTTGAATTATTCGGGGTTCCGATTGCTGAAATATCTTTTAAGTAATCTAGAAATACTTTTGAACGGCTCAACAAAGCACTTTTATAATTTTCTTGATTGCCTGTAAAATATCCCGATTTTACGAACTCATCAGCGAAAGCGGTCAAATTATAACTTTGATTATAGGCATTTTTGTAACGGCTTGCCGTACTTATAAGCCATGCAAAATCATAAAAAGAATTTTGTACAGAACTATAAACCCGGTAAAATCCAGCCGAATCGCTTGTTTTGCGTTTATCGCTTCCGTTCCAAAACTCGGGGTTATAATAAGAACTTGCAGATAAACCAAAAAAGTTTTTATCGTTTGTAGCTGAAAAACTATCACCGTAGTTTGTTTCATAACTTGAAACCGCCAATATAACTGCCGGGTTTATATTAAAACGCTCACCGGCTTTAATTGCCACTTGTGCGTAAGCATCAAAGTATTGTTTTGCAGTCATATATACTTATCAATTACTCGTTTTGAAATGTACGAAAGTGCTAAAAATCCAAGTCCTTTATATACCCAAGATTTTATTTTTTCGTTTCTTTTTTCATTGTCGAAACTTGTAACGTCTCCGCCACGGTTTAAAATATTTCTTCTTATAATATCGTTGTCAGCGTCCGCCCATTCAAATAAATCTGTATCATGTTTTATAAAATAAGCGGTTCCATTTGCGTTTTGACACATCCACCATACTGAAGACCCCCGGAGTACATAACTGTAAATTTTTCCGACAATATCGCCAGCCACGAAATTATCAAAATCGGGTGCAATATCAGACGCAAAAGTTTTAGCTTTTACGCTTTCTTTTGCTAGTAGTGTTACCCCTATATAATCTGTCGCTAGATAATTCATTATAATAATTTTTGTGCAAAAGCAATCTGATTTTTAAACCTTTTTGGGTTTGTATCTATCGCTTTTAGTGATTTTTTAAAAAATTCGTTTGCTTCTTTTTCTCCAATACAATTTACAAACGACTTATAAAATTTTTGTAGTTCTTCGGGTGTCATGGTTTTAATCGTTTTCTTCTTCTTCTTCTTTTTCGTCGTCGTCGTCGTCGTCGTCGTCTGCTTGATTTTGTAAACTTTGCATTTTTAACAAAAACGCTTGACCTTTTTCATCTCCCATTAGGTCAGCAACTTTCTGCTGTACTATTGCGGAACCCATCAATGAGCTTGCTATCAGGGCATGAATAGGATTTATTTTTGACTTTTTACTTTTGTTAGTTTTGAGTTGTAAAATTGTCAAATTCAAACTATCAATTTGCCTTTGAAGTTTCAATTCTGTTTCCATTGCCCCTAATTTGTACATTAATTGTGCGTCATTGGTTTGTACATTGTGGCTTATTGTATTTACAGAACCCACCGAAAAAAAACGCGTGTACGGGTTTGCTTGACCGCCTATTTTCCAACCTTTTAGCTTGTAAGTTCCCGACGGTAATTTTCCCGAAACTTCGGTAAATCTTAAAACTGTATCTTTTGTATTTTTTTCTGAATTGAAACCTTCATATTTTTCTTTCCCGGCTATATCTTCCACCGCGAAAGCATGTAGTTCGTTTCGTTCTAAAAATTCTATAATTTCGTTTATGCTTTGAGGTGTCATATATTTGCATTTTAAGTAAACCCCTAATTTGTAAATAATCAAATTTACATTTCGGGGCTTCTTATTTATTATCGTGAAGCTTTTAACTTTTTGATTTTTTCAACTAGGCTTTTCTTTTTGCGTTTATCGCTTTCAACTTGAGCGTTATGTTTTTTTACTTCGCTAACTTTCTTATCGTATTTCTGCCATACTTCAAGGCTTGACGATTGTTTTGGGGCTCTCGGGAAACTTTTTTTCTTTTCCATGATTTCTATATCGAAATTTAAAATTTTATAAATTGGGGCAACAAAAGCCACTACTTTAATTATTATTAAAAAGTATTATCTTTTACTTTTTTTGCGTTTCATACCTTTACCACCAAGTAAAAGCGTTTTTTGTCCAAATAGGGCACCCGTTGCAATAGTTTTGCCGGTAATTGCATAGCTTAGCACTTCTACTATTGAACCGCCCAAAATAGCAGTACCCCAAGGGTCAGCATCCCAAGCTTTAGATACTCCGCCAAAAATACCGTCTTTTGTTTCGGTCATGGTTGTAAGGGTGTTCAAAATACTTTTTGCGTTTGCGTTTGTGTTTACCGTTCCGGTTAATGCTGTTTCAGTTGCTGTGCTTGTAATTAAGCCTAAACCTTGTTTAATCGTTGACACGTTTTGGCCTGGTGCCAACAAAGTAAATGGCTCAGCATATGGAGTACTTTGCTTCATTTGGTCGTTTACTAAAGCCGTCTCGAAATTATAATCAGCTCTTAGAAAATTAGAATTTGAAGTGTCTCTGATTGTCGCTAATTCGTCGTAAGAAGCAATTTTCGATAAAATTAAATAGCGTTGTTCTGCTGTTCCACCTGTCAAAACATTCTGGGTAATATAAGACTGAATTACCGCTTTATCTACGACGCGAAATTGTGTAACTCCGCCGGCTGTGGTTGGGTTTGTGATAAAATATTTACCTTCCCAACTTGCTAAAAATTGATTAAATCGGTTTCCGTTTGTGTCTATAACGGCAAAAACATTGGTTAAAATGACTGCTCTAGGCATAGTATTATTTATTTATTAATTTGAAAATTTTTTATTTTTTAGTTTTTTTTGAATTTGTAAAAAGTAAACCTAAACCCACCAACGCTAAACCAATAATTGGCACGTTTGACATTATCGGCGTGCCAGCAGGGTTTGTACTGGTGTCTGTTCCTGTTCCGGTTCCTGTTCCTGTTCCTGTTCCTGTTCCTGTTCCTGTTCCTTCTTTTGATGGTAAAACTCCACCATTAAGCACTTTTGTGTTTTCAATCCAACCCCGGGAGTTTTTCCCGAAATGTATAGCCGTTTCAAACAACGCCATAAATTCCCTTTTTTCTTCTCTAGTTGGTTTGTTTAATGTTCCGGGTATTGCTTGAAACATTTGATAAAATTCATTTGGCGAATCTGAAACAGTATTAAAAAAAGTTTTTACGCTGTTTTCAGAATCTAAAGTAATTTTATTAAATGTTCTTTTAAACCTTACTACCGACGGGGCAAAATTCCATTGAGTATATGCTAAATTGTCGTTATTGGTATAAATATACTGTGAGCGAAAACCGTCAATTTTTAAATAAATTACCCGGCTATAATTTTTTAATATTGGCAAACCCGATTTTACAGTATTTGAAACTTCAGAAAGATTATTTACGATTGAACCGTTATAATCATTTTTGGCTATTGATGATAAAATAGCATTATAAACCATTTTACCCACTTCTTTTACTACTGCTGTTAGCCATTCGTTATTTGTACTTTCCGCCCCGTTTTCCTTTGTTGTAATTACGGGCTTTGTTATTTCTTTTTCAATTTCTTTCTGCCAATCCGCTTTTGGTGTTCCGCTTCCTGTTTCTGCCATAATATTTTTTCAATAAAAAGGTTGAACGTTTTGGATTTCTAAATAAGTTGAACGGGCTGAACTTTGCGTAATTTCCCGGCTACGTTTGTTCGGGTTTCCTTTTATGATTTCCCAAATTTGAGCCACCAAATTAACTTGAACTTGTGCATTAATCGGAAAAGGAAAAACATTTGAAGCGGTGCCGGTTCCCGAAAAAGTAAATACTATTGGTTTACTGATAGTTTGAATAATATCTGTAATTGCTGAAATAAGATTTTGAATACTTACAACCGACTGAATTAAAATTTCTATTGAACCGTTTGAAGGTATCCGAAAAGAATCAACCACGTAAGCTTGACCGACTGTAACGCCTTTTGTTTGTACGTTCAAATTCAAAGAATTGATTTTAATTGACTTCGATTTTGTATTGGTAAACGTTACCGGAATATCAAAGTTAATTGTCCAAGCCGAAAAATTTAATTTGATATTACGGGGCAAATTAAAGGCAAATATTAAATCTTGTGCAGTTAAATAAAGCCGTGTAGCTTCATAACCGCCCCAAGCTAATAAACCAATTCCTATTTTTTGCCAAATTTTCATAATGTCAATTTTATTACTTTTCGACTACAAAACAGAACAAAAGTTTACATAATAAAAAGTTATGTTTACATTTATAGGGGAATAATTAACAAAATTCTTTAGACAAATAAACAAGTTATCAACATGCAAATAATGAAGTTTAACAAAACGGACATTTCGCAAAGTTTAGGTACTTCGATTGAAGAACTAAACAAAGACCTACCGGAAGAACTTAAAAAGCTATTAAATTGGAAGGAAGGAAAAAAACAAAGTTTCAGCCCGGCAAAAACAAAAATGATATTGCAACATTGGGGAAGTTATCGAGAGGTTAAAAACTTGCTTCAATCGTGCGTGTAATACGCATGCGTGTAATACGCGTGCGTGTATGATGATTGAAAAATAACTGCAAAATAAAGGCCGTTCACGCTGTTAAATAGCTGAACGGCTTTTGTTTTGATAAACTTTGAATTGAAAAATGACTGAAAAATTAAATTAAAGCATGGAATATTTTACACAACAACCCAAAATAAATTTATCTCTACT